AATTTACCAGCAGCATCTATGTCTAACATGCTTACTTGTTCTTCTGTAAGCTTAGACCAATAACAAAGTATCTGAGTATTGTCTTTTAAATCTAAAAGAGCATTTTCCCATTCTTTTGATTCATCACCTTTGTTTTCAGATTCTCTATTTACAAATGTATGTATTAGCTTAGTAAATCCAGTAAATTGCACAAAAGTAACTTCCATCCAATTATCTGGAAGCTCTATTGTGTGATCATTGTAATTAAATTCTGTCATTAGTTTAGATTTATTTTTCCATCTGCATAAGTTAAAGGATCTATAACTAAAGCTAGGTCAAGCTCTAGTATAAAATTTTCAATCAAAGATATAACTTTTTTCTTATAAATCATTATATTACCTTCGTTTTCAAGAGCTGCAAAATAACCATTAGTAGCCCAGTAAACATTATTTGCTAATGAATGATACCAATTTTTAATTTCAACATCTCCTTCAACACAAGCAGCTCCTAGTTTATTGTGATAAACAACACATTGCTCAATAACTTCTTCAAAACTAAAAACATCTTCATCATAATAAGTGGCATCATCAACAATATCTTGTAAATCCTTTAAAAAATTACAAACCAACTTAGAGTGTAACTTGTTTAGGCAATAAATCTCAACATATTTATCCATTATACAATATAACGAAAATCATCTGGAACTTTATGGAACAAAAAATCACTTTCTACCTCCAGCCAAGTATTCTGTTACCTCCTTTAAATAAATATCTCATTCTCATCATAAGAGCATCTGCAAAGTCTGGAGAGTGTCCTAAAACAGCTTTCATTTCTTTTTTTGATAAAATTGCCAGTTTACTATCATTATCCATGTTTTTTCTTCTAATAACCTCTAATTCTTCTATTATTTTGTTTCTAAGGTCAGTATCATTGCATCTTAACCATATATTTCCTACATTTATCTGTTCTGCAAGCTTATAATAGCATTGAGTTTTTAAATTCTGATAACTTTCTTTATTTAAAGCTTTGGCATTATTTACGAAAGGTTGCACTCCTTTCATGTAATGAGAGAGGTATTGACCTACTCCATCACTATCTATTATGATGTTTTTTTGTGGTATTTTGTGCTGTTCTGCTAGGTTTCTTATCAGTTTCTCTACATTATCGGCAGATGTCTTGTCTTTTGTTACTATTTCTTTTACCACCATGCCATACCATACACAAATAACTAATTTATCACTTCCAAGTAGAGCAATATCACAAGAAAGATACCTTTCTCCTTCATCTTCAGACACAGAAGAGTTTGTAAACATGTTTAATACAGATTCATAGTCAAATAACCTATCTTCTCCTGAATCATACTCCCAGTTACCATGAAGTAGTCTTTCTCTTGATACTGGATCAAGTTTTTTTAGTTGTTCTTCATAAAACTCCGATATATGGGGGTTGTCTGCTAGTTTGGCCTTTACAAACTTCTTGTGAGTGGCTAAAGTGCCATCTCTATCTTGTTTATAGAAGTCATATACCCAGTTTTTTGCTGGATTGCACGACATAAGCACTTTTGGTCGTAATTTATACTCTGAAAGCATAAAACGAATCCTGGAAGCCACAACATTCTTTGCTTTCTCTGTACATTGGTTCACCTCATCTATAAAAGCACCTGAAATCTCTAGTGAACCAAGTGAGTCAAAATTAGGATCAGCAGGATATTGATAAAGGTCTTTTAAAAGTATAGTGCTGCCATTTGTAAACTCAATAACATTACTTTGGGCATTAAACTTGTAAACTTCCCCTTTTCTAACCCCCCAGTCGCTACAAACCATGAAAAATGAGTTTAAAGTAGTTTCTTTTAGTGTTTTTAACACAGCTCTGCCCATTAACCAGCGAGTTCCAGGGTATCTTAGACAAGAATACAGCAACCAAGCTGCTCCAAAATACGATTTTCCTCCTCCAGCACTTCCTCCGAATAAAACTTCACTTGTTTCTTTATCGTGAAGATAATTCCAAGCTTTATCTTGTTTAGGTGTAGGTTTAAAATCTATTTCCAAATTTTACGAAATAATCTATGTATTGGCTGTATTAACATTTTAACCAGTATGAAGTAAGTCATTCCAACTGGGAAAACAGCACAAAATGCTATAATGCCAAAAGTATATTCTAAAATTCCAGCATTCTCCATGGCCTTATCTATTCCTTTATTTAATTCTTTCATTTTTATAATATATTTATTTGTGATTGTAAAATACTAGGAACATCCCCAGGTAGATTATCTGGAAGCCAAGTTGTTTTTATGTAGTTTTCTAATGCTGACTTTCTTCCTTTACCACCATTAACTACATTCTTTAAATCTGGAAAATGTTTAGTAGTGCTAACCATTACCTTAAATTGTGCCAATGTTATAGTTCCAGATGGATTAGATGGAGTTGAAGGATCATGCTCAATAAATGCAGAATGAGCAACTATAGTATCATAAAAACTAGCTGATTCTTCTGGCATAACTACATAAGAAGATAGATTTTTTATTTCTCCAATAGTTAAACCTGGATGAAGTATCTCCTCTTTTGTTCCAAAGAAAATCACAGATATTGCATAAACAGCTCCTTCTATAAATTCTGTTTTAACTCCTCCTACAGATTTAATAACAGATTCTTTTTTGCTTTCTGACTTAATGTATTTCTTGTCAGAGGATGTATGCTTCTTTAGTGATTTAACTTTCTCCTGAGATATTGTTCCTCTATTTTGTGTTTGCCTAATAGAAGGTGATTTACCTGCACTTTGTACTTTTATTGCTTTTATTATGTATGTCATTTTTATTCTTTTTTATTCCAAACTATGTTAATTATTTTCATTATATTAGCACTCTAAAGTTTACTTAAATTCTTTAAAGATATATACCTCTTTAACAAAATGTCGTGCTTTTGTTGAAGCGATTATATGGGGATATTATATCTACTCCTCTGGTGGCTTGTAGTTAAATACAAATCCCTCTCCACCACTAGTAACATCAACTCTATCAATTACTATTCCTTTCATTTTTGCAATGTCTTGAAGCAACAATCTACAGATATTCAAATCCCCTGCCTTATATCCCTGACTGTATAAATCTTGCAACATGATCGCATGCTTATCCATTTCATATTCTCTTTCCTCAGAAAATTGCTCTGCAAAGGTTTCTAATGCCTTTTTATAATAGATACTAGCCATTCTTTTTTTAATTCCCCAATGAGCTTCACAATACTCCATTATATCAGTATATCTTACTCCTCTTAAAATTAATTTAACAACCTCAGTAGTTCTTTTGTAACTAACCAATGAAGTAGCCTTTCCTGAGTCTTTTGTTATGTCTAAAGCTGAAGTATTCTTGTTAGAAACTACAGACCTAATCGTTTTTAAATCCTCCTCTTTTTGAAGCAGCTTGGCATCCCTCTTATCAGCCCTTCCTTGATCTCTTTTATTCATTTTACAAAGTTACAATATTTATGTACAATATAACAAAGAATAAATTATAAAGTTTGGAACTAAAATATATATTGTGCAGTTGGTGTAATAAAAGTTGAAAATCCGAAAATCTAGTGTGAATATTTGACTACTCAAATTGGGCTTCAGAATTACGTAAATTCATGATTTTTAATAATTTATTTTTTTGATTTTTGGCCTTGATTCCTGGCCGAATTGCTGCAATTTTTTACTGCTCTAATTATTTTTTTGCTTCTTTTTTTGTTTCTGTTCGTGGTTTACTGCTCAATTTTTGGTGCTGTTCGTGGCCTTGATGAGTGTAAAACAGTTTATGTATAAGTAACACCAGGAGCAACAATAACACCAACACCAGGCCAACACCAGGCCGAACCAATAGAACACCAGGAGCAACACCTGGAGCACTCCTGGAGCTATACCTGGAGCTATACCTGGAGCAATAACATAAGACAATTTAAGCCCTTTTAAGGCCTTATAATATACCAGCCTATGTTAAGCCCTTGACAATATCCCGTTAAGCCCTCCAGGCCTCAAATTAAGCCAAAAAAAAAGGACTAAATTAATAGTCCTTGTAAGGTGCTGCTGGTGCTGGTGCTGCTGCTGCTAGAAGAGTTCTAGTTCCTGGAAGCATTCGCTTATTAATTCCTCTCCATAGATATAAACTAGCATATTAACTAGGGCTTCTGCATTATCATAATTTTTAGCCTGGCCGAAATTATCCAGTTCCCACTCCTGAACCTGGCTTATTGCGTCAAAGGTGCTCACCTGGTGCTGCTTTAGCCATTGCTCGGCCTTATAATAGCCGATTATATAGTAATCTACGTTGAAAAGTTCCTGGTGCAATTCGTTTGCATCTAGTCGGCCTGGTTTACTGGTTAGGTTATCCTGGTTTAAGTCCTGCATGCCTTCCAGTATATACTGCTTTAGTTCCGTTCTTATTGAGTTTTTCATGGTTTTATTGGTTTATGTGTTTAGTTAAAATGTTTAGTGTTTCCTGGTACATACTAGGAGCAATAATTGACCTATCCAGGTTACCCTCTTTTAAGTCTTTTTCTAGTTGCTGCATTCCATTTGTAATGATTTGCTCTAGTATAAAAGTTCCTATTTCGTAGCCATTAGATTTAGCTTTTAATTCTTTTGCTGCTCTAGTAATTCTGATTCCAGGTGATTTTGATTTTTTCATGATTTTTTTTTTAAAGGTTTATAAAATATACTACTATTGCTGCTGGTAGTGTTAATAGATAGAAAATGTTAAAGATTTTTTCTGTTAATGTTTCTTTTGATTTTTGCATGATTTTTTTTTTAGGTTTATAAAATTAGTTTGTTTTTGTTGGTCGCAAGATATTTAGTTTTTTTTAATATCCTATTTTATTTTTGCTTTTTTTTTTCCTGGTTATTTTTTCAATAATTCCCACGATCTAATTATATTTTTTCATTTTTACTCTAGCAACACTTTTTTTAGGCTAAAAATTTTTTGACCTATAACCTTTTACAAAGTTGCTACCAATTAGCTACCAATTAGCTACCAATTAGCTACCAATTACATAAAAAAAGGCCTAAATTAATAGGCCTAAATTAAATTTTATTTTTTATTTTTATTTTATAAGTTCAGGAATTTTATTGTCAAAACTTATATACAATGGGTAACTTTTGAATATATCTAAAAACTGCTTTTTGATTTGTTCCTGGTTATCCGTAAAGATTACAAAATTTGCTACACTTTGATTCTGTAATTCTACATTAGAACCTCCTACAAATTTTACACTATTGTAGTATAGTTTAGCATTGATACTCAAATAATCTTTAATTTGAGCAATTTTGTTAGGAATTAGAGGGCTTGTAGCATTACGATTAAAGAATATATCTATTTCTAATTTTTTAATTTGATTTTTCATGATTATTTTTTTAAGTTATTAGTTAAAGTTTCTAGTGTTTTTTGATAGTTGATTAATTTTATTATGTTTTTAAGTTCAGCATTTTCAAAAGTATGACAATTAATTTTTAGTAAATTACCATCCCATGAATTTATAGTGTAATGGCCTAATTTTTGGCCAATTAAATTTTCGCCTTTATATAATAAGTTTAAAAAGTCTAAACATAATTTAATAGGTAATTGCACTCCTTTTTCACTTTGTATAAATTCTTTATTTTCAGTAATTCTTAAAATTGAATGTGTTAATCTTATAAAAGGCCTTTTTTTAGGTTCGTTTCTGAATATTGCAATATTTTTTTCATTCTTAACTAATTGGTCGGCTGCAATTCTTTTTGTTCTCAAATTATCCTGAACCAATAAATCATTATAAACTATCTTTATGTTATCATGAATTTTTTTAATATCATTATACATGCTACATTTTTTTGTTGCTTTTACTCCTGAATAATATTTTTTAATCTGATCCTTTGTTTTTTTATTGTTCTTACAAAATTCCAGGAATTTTTGATACTCATTAAATTGCCTTATAATTTGATTTGCATAAAATAATTTATGTTTCCAGGCCTTTTTGATTTTTTGATTATTGATAACAATATTTTTGAATACTGAATCAATACTTATAGATGATAAACTGAATGTAGTTAGATGTGTTGAAGCATTCCTTAACTCTGATATATGCTTACTAGTTGATACAGAATAACCATTATCATTAATTATAAGTGCATTTTTTAATCTTAGGCCTAGCAAATAATGATAACCATAGGAATAAATTTTGTTACCTTCAAAAAATATACTCCTGGTCTGATTACATCCGTTATCCTGAACATTGTTAGCAAAGTAATGTATTGCTTCTGAATTGTTTTTTAATACTGTTCTCATGATTTTTTTTAATTTAATTAATAAAGTTTTGTTGGTCGCAATATATAAAGTTTTTTAAAAATAACTATAAAAAAGTATTATTTATTAAAAAGTTTTTTGTTATATGTTAATAAGATAAAATTTAAACCTAGTAGTAAGTGCCAAATCAAATCTACTAATTCTAATAGGCCTATCTTTATTAAGAGAAGAGAAGCTACCAATTACCCATTGTAAATAATTTATAAGTGTACCAATTAGGCCAAAAAAAAAGTAACCATTTCTGGTTACTCTTCTGGTTAATTTTGTTTTATAAATTCCCATATTGCTAAAATTATTACAAATATTAAGTATGTTATCATATAGTTTATTAGTTTTTAGTTATTTATTCTTCTTCATCTTCTAGCCATTCTGACCAGTAACATCCTAAGTGGTTATAAGCATACTCTAGCCTATCATCTACACTTATAGGTAATTCTACTTGCTCTTCTTTAAGAAACACTTTCTTCATTGTATCCTTGTCTTTCAAATCAACATTATGCCATATTAAAGTTTCTTCTATAATTTTATCAATATGATTCAGATAATCTTTTTCATATTTGAAATATTCTCCAGTATTATCGTTATACCATCCATCAAACATTTCTTCTTTAGTTTTACTACAATATACCATGGTTATTTATTATTGGTTACAAGTCTTTCTAGCATTGTGTTTTTTATAAGCATTATAATCTCCAAATCTTAGCCCACAAGAACTTAGTATTGTTATTGCTAGCATTATCATTATTAATTTCTTCATTTGTTTATTATTTTAAGTTTATTTGTTTTAGCATTATGTACTTCCCAATCAAATAACATTAACATACCATTAAATGTTAATTCGTTAAATTCTTTTTCTTCCAATCCACCATAATCTACTGAGTGAAAATTCCATAACGATTCCT